TCCTGAGGTAGGCAGGAGATTAGGATATGACTGATTATACTACCATACAAATTGAATTAGGCAAAATTCCTAGCCTTAACAAATTCTATTCATCACCTCATTGGACATTCAGATCTAAGGAAAAAACTAAATGGAAAAAGATTGTATCTGATCAGTTAGATTACGATTTCCAATTTAAATCCTGTTCTATTACTGCTCAGGTCAATTATCGTTATGATCTTGATAATTGCATTATGGCTATCAAATTCACTCAGGATGCTCTAGTAGATGCTGGACTGATAGCAGATGATAACAAAAAGTTTATCAATAAGGTCATTATAGAACCTAAGAATGACCTTCCTAAAAATTCATCATTGATCCTCATTTCTGGTGAAATAGTCCACAAATAATTTTGATATCTGGATCTTTCTTGGTTTATTTACCCTGTAATTAAAACCAGAGAGATATGAACACAGAAAACATTTATCAAGTAATTGATGACATTGAAGGATTCGCAGAAAGAATCGGCAGCGCATGGCTTAAGGAAAAAGCAGCTATGTTAGAGGCTCATTTAGCAGTATTAGAAAATCAATCAAACAAATAATTATGAAATCAGCAAAAGTAGTTAGTGTAGTTCCTAAAGGAGATTATCAATTAAGAGATGGAAAGACTTTGTATAAGTTCTTTGTATCATTTGACAACGGAGATTCTGGAGAATATTCATCAGTTAAACCAGATCAGGACAAATTCAATGTAGGTCAATCTTCAGATTATGAACTGACATCTACACAATACGGCAATAAGGTTAAACCTGTTTATTCAGGTGGTCAGGGTTATACACCTAAAACTAATTATTCATCTGGATCTGATGACAAACAGAAGATGATCGTAAAACAATCCTGTTTAAAAGCTGCGGTAGATCTGTTAAAAGACAAGGGTGCTAAAAGCACAGATGTTTTAAAAGTTGCAGATTCATTCGTAACTTGGGTAATGCAGGAAGAGGAACAGAAACCTCAAACAGATTACAATACACATTTCTCTTCCAGAGAAGAAAAGATAGCAACGGCACAAGCAGTTGTTAATGGTCAGGTAGATGATGATCTACCATTTTAATTGGTTTGGTAATTAGGTAGAGAGGGGCTGACCACCCCTCTTTTTTTATATCAATAATTTAGATATTGAAAATATTTGTTAATTTCATTGAATGATACATAAACACATAATCAAATCAGATCGCACCTTAGGGTATTTAGAAAAAGCCAGAGCAGGTAAGATTGCACAAGCTTCTAGGTTCGGGATACCTGATATAGATGATTATCTCAGATTCAAGAAGGGCAATTTCATTGTAGTAACAGGACATGCGAATGTTGGTAAAACACATACGATGACATACCTGCAATTACTACATACCTTAGAAAACGGAACAAGGTGGCTCATCTATTCATCAGAAAATGAAGTACAATCCCTCCAGAGAAAGATCATTGAATTCTTAGCAGGTAAACCTATAAACCAGATAGATGAACCTACATTCTGGAGACATCACGCATTTGTTGAGGGGCATTGGGCATTTCTGGATTCAGAGTTAATAGTAAATGCTTTTGAGTTGTTAGACATAGCCAGAGAAGTATATGATGCTTGGGAATTTGATGGGATGATGATAGATCCATACAATTCACTTACAATCAGGAAATCAGATCTAAAAGGTATATCAACACACGAATACCATTACGAAGTAACATCACACCTGAGAAAATTCTGTAAGGAATACGGGGTTACTACTATACTAAATACACACCCTGCAACAGAAGCATTGAGAAAAGTATTTAAGGGATCACACGAGTATGCAGGACATACGATGCCACCAATGGCTTCAGATGTTGAAGGTGGTGGTAAATTTGTCAACCGAGCAGATGATTTCTTTGTAGTACACCGATTCACGCAACATCCGCAGGATTGGATCTATACAGATATTCATGTCAGGAAAATAAAAGAATTAGAATCAGGAGGTAGACCTACACCTTTAGATAATCCTATTAGATTAGAATCTACTAAAGGAAATTGCGGGTTTGCTTCAAATGGTTTAGATTTAGTAACTAAAGAAAGAATAATAGATGGATCTCCATTTTGAGGGTAACAAGTTATACTACATGGAGAAGGAGGCTGAGTTATACAGGGCTCTGAACTATGTGAGTAAAGAATTAGGGAATCAGGAAGCGATGACCACAGAGCAGATGTGGGAGGTGTTTAATATCCTGATGGATACAACGAATGTGTATAGACATATCACAGATTACTTCACAACTCTGGATAAGGCTATCCTAGATGCGAGGATTAAGAATGGGAAGTTGAAGCAGGAGTTGTATGATTACAAGAAGGAGAATGAGAGACTCCAGAGAATAGTAGATGAACACATAGATGGATTTTAAGAGAAAGATGGGTAATGGTCAAAGATTCCGCATTGCAGGAATGGAGTTCATATGCATAGAGACTCATGCGTATTTACAGACCAGAGTAGATGGAGAAGAGAGTGATATAGATGTAGGATCTAGTTATTATATAGTGAGGAATACCTCAACAGGATCATTACATAGAATACCATTTCAGAAAATAATAGATAAAGAAAAAGAAATAGAATGGAAGAATTAGGAGAAGTATTGAGTGCATATTATGAGAGTATAGGAATCATTCCAGAGAATAGCAGGAAGATTGATCAGGTATATGCTAGATCTGCAATGATGGTTGCTCTGAGAAAATATATGACTCTGCATCAGGTGGGCAGGGTTTTTGGTAAGAATCATGCAACGATTCATCATGCAGTCAAGAATCACGAGAACAATCATTCTTGGAGTGAGATGTATAGATTCTACTATCAAACGGCTAAGGATATCCTAGTGGATAAGCCTTCTCTGGAGATCCAGAAGGATAATACATTGATGGCTCAATTCACTAGACAGAGGATGAGAATCATGGAATTGGAAGGTGAGAATAATAACTTGAGAATGAAGGTGTTAGAATTAGAGGAAAAAATTACTATATTAGAACCTGATGGAATTAGAGTTTAGCCCACTTGTTGGATTTATGGTAGGAGTCAATTATGCCTACTTTCCTCCAGAGAATGGAGAACCACCTTTGCACTTTCTTCAGATAGGCATAGGGATCGGGATCATAGGAATAACATGGATCGCATAGAAAAGTTTTATAGGAAGAATTTTAAACGATTAACAGGATTCATCAAGGAATATACTGATGGATCTTATGAGATCGCCTCTGATATTGTTCAGATGGTATTCTTACGACTTTTGGAAATGGAGAGCGAAGGGAGAACCAACTTTTATGAGGAGGACTCCCTTAACTTTTTTTATGTATATCGTGCATCCATTAATACGGCTCTCAAGTATCAGAGAGCGAAGAAGAAGATCAATAAGGTTTCTCTGGATGATCTGGAGATAGAGATAGAGGAAAGTATTGAGGATAAGGAAGCGATGGAGAAGATGATCCTGATAATGGATCAGGAGATGAGTGATCTCCATTGGTATGATGAGAAAATGATGAGGATCTATATGGAGGGAACTTCTATGAATAAGATCCACAGAGAGACAGATATAGGATTAACATCAATCAAGAATACGATTAAGAATGGAAAAGCAAGAATCTACGACAGACTCAGGGAAGATTGGGAAGACTTCCAAAACGGAGACTACGACCAAATCTAAGAAGAGAGGGAGACCTAAGGGAAGCAAAAACAAGCCTAAGGGATTGGGTGATACTATTGAACAGATAACAGAAGCAACAGGAATCAAGGCAGTAGTGAAGGCTATTGCAGGAGATGATTGCGGATGTGATGCTAGGAAGGAGAAACTTAATAAGTTGTTTCCATATTCTAGGCAGCCTGAATGTCTGGAGCAGGAGGAGATTGATTATCTCTCAGGAGGTGTTCTCAAGAAGAAAACCCTTAATCATGATCAGAGGGTAAGAATAGCAGAGATACATTCCAGAGTCTTTAACCACAAATTTGATGTGCCTTGCACCTGTTCTCCTAAGATCTGGATTCAATGGATCAGAGAATTAAATGAACTCCTAGATGCAACTAAAGAAGTATCTTAAGGAGGGTAGGAAACTATCTGATGCCCGAACCGCCATTTGTGTTGAGGTCGGTAAATCTGGAGAGGCTCTCTTCAAGGAACTGACAGGAGCGCACAAGTCATCACTAGCGGATGATAAGAAACACATTGACTTCTATTGGG